GCAGCCGTGGAAGAACGAGTGGCAGCAGATCAGCAAGCGCATGGCGCCACGTCACGGGCGCTTCTTCCTGCAGGACCGCAACCGTCCGCGCACGCAGACGACGACCGACATCCTCGACAACACCGCCGTCAGTGCCGTCGAGACAATGGCCAACGGCATGATGAGTTTGGCCTTCAGTCCGGCCCGGCGCTGGTATCGAGGCACGCTGGCCGACAAGGAGCTCGCGCGCTGGCAGCCCGTCTCGGAGTGGCTGGCCAAGGTGGACGACGCCATCGCGCAGGTGCTCACGGCGAGCAACTTCTACCGCGTCACGCACGAGGGCTTCCGCACGCTCGGCCCCTTCGGGATCAACGCTGCGATGCTGGCGCCGCACGCGACTCGTGGCATGTGGATCTACCCGTTCGAGGTGGGCGAGTATGCCGTCGCATGTAACACGGAAGGGCAGGTCGACACGTGTTACCGCGAGTTCGCGCTCACGACCGCGCAGATGGTCGACCAGTTCGGCTGGGACGCCGTCAGCGATGCCGTCAAGGTAGCCTGGAACCGGGGCAACCTCGGGCACTGGCACACGGTCATCCACGCCATCGAGCCTCGCAAGCACCGCGTCAGTGGCAGCCTTGCCGCCAAGGACATGCCCTACAGCTCGTGTTACTGGGAACAGGCGCGCGAGTCGGAGGACTTCTACCTCCACGAAGGTGGCTTCGAGGACTTCCCGCTCGTGGTGCCGCGCTGGTCCGTGGCACAAGGCGATGCCTACGGCTACGGCCCTGGCGCCTACGCGCTCGGCGACGTCGGCAGCCTGAACCACCTCGCCTACCGGCACGCGCAGGTCGTCGACTACGGCACCGAGCCGCCGTTGCAGATGCCACCGTCGCAGAGCAGCGACGAGGTTAGCTTCCTGCCGGGCGGCATCACCATCGTCGACCAGCCGGGCACGCAGCCCATCAAGCCCATCTGGCAGCCGACGGTATCGCTCGCAGACCTGCAGGCGGACCGCGCGGACACGCGCCAGCGCATCAACCGCGCGTTCTACGTCGACATGTTCCTGATGCTGAGCAACATCTCGGACACGACGCAGCGCACCGCAGCCGAGATCGCCAAGCGCGCCGAGGAGCAGCTCGTGCAGGCTGGCCCGGTCGTGCAGCGCATCAACCTCGAATACGGCGAGCCGGTGCTCAAGTTCGCGTTCCAGCAAGCGCAGCGCCTGGGCATGATCCCGCCGCCGCCGGAGGAGCTGCAGGGCCAGCGCTGGCAGGTCGAGTTCGAGAGCGTATTCACGCAGGCGCAGCGCCTCATCGGCACCGCGAACAACGACCGGTTCCTGCAGTCCGTTGGCCCGCTGGTCCAGGTGGACCCCGCCGTCATGGACGTGCTCAACGCGGAGGAGATCGTCCGCGACTACGCCGAGCGCTACTCGGTGCGCCCGCGACTTCTGCGCAGCGAGCGCGAAGTGGCTCGTCGAGCCGCCGCACGCGCGGCCGAGATCCGCGCACAACAGCAAACCGCGATGGCCGAGCAACAGGCCAGCATGGTCAACAAGCTGGCGAACGCGCCAGCAACGGGCGGAACAGCGCTCGACACAATGTCCCAGCTCGTGGGTTACAACAGCCCGCCAGCGCAAAGCTACTGAGGCACTCACATGGCAACGATCACTCCGACCATCACGAACCCACCCCGCTTGCGCAGCAAGCTCTTCAACTGGGCGCTGACCGGCAGCGCCACTAGCGACGTCGGCGTTGCCGCTGACGTGCTTGGCTACTCGGCGGCACTGCTGACCTCCCTCTACACGTCGGGCGGCACGACGACGTTGACGTGGGAAGGCAGCCACGACGGCACCAACTTCTTTGTGCTCGTGGCCGCTGCCGTGCCAACCGCTAACACGGTTGCAGTGTCGATCCCGACGCTGCCGCGCTACGTCCGTCCGAAGTTGACCGGCACATCCGCGCTGGTGGTTTCCGCCCAGCTTTTGGCGCGCTGACCATGATGCGCGCACTGCTGGCGTGGGCCCTTTCCGCGGCTTGCGCCGCGCAGGCGCCCGTCTTGGTAGCCAACTACGCAGGCACCAGCCAGCGCGGCTGGTGCTACGTCGGGCTCCCTGAACCTGCGCCAGCCGCTGCTGGCTGGCTGCAGGACTCACAAGGCGAGCTCGCGCCGTGGACCCGCCAGCAAGGCGGCATCCGCGTGTGGGTCTCCCTGCTGCCCAACGAGCAACGCAAGCTCGAATGGCTGGCCAAGGACCGCAAGGACGAGCCGTTCCGATGGCATCCCACCATCGAGGCGAACGCCCTGCGCATCCTTCCTTCGTGGACCCTCGGCGACGTCCCGGCGCCGGTGCCCACCATCCGCTTCCTGCGCATCACCGACGTCTCGTGCGTCGTGCACCTGCGCACGGTGTGGCCGACGCAGCGCGTCACGCTCGACTGCTGGCTGACGGCGACGTCCGGCGAGCCGACCATCGAGTGGGTGCAGATCGCCACCTACGGCGACACGCGCAACAACGGGCAAGCGCAGAGCGTGCTACTCCCGGCGCTGCGCATGCGGTCCGCAGCTCGCATCGTGCACGACGAGGGCAGCCGCCATGGCGTCGGAATGTCGTCGTGGGCCGACGGCATCTGGACCCAGGTCTGCACCGTCGAAGGCGCTCGATGGCATAGGGCCTCGCGCTTCTTGTCCCGTGGCGCCCTGTTGCCTGCCTCCGATCCAGCCCGCCTCGAAGGCAAGCCACTTGTAGGACTGTCGCTTGGCTGGCAGGGCCGATGGGGCCCTATGGGCCTCGTGCCGCAGGCGACGGCCGACATGGTCGCAGCAGCCTCCAGGCAGCGCGACGCGTGGCAGCGCAAGGCGTGGGGCACCTACATGCAGCCCAGGCCGGAGGCGCAGCCGCAGAACAGCGGGCAGACCGGCGAGCAGCCCGGCTTCGGCTGGGCTTCGCACTGGGCCGTCTCGCTGCAGTCGCCGTGGCAGGTGCTCGACGGGCTGTGGCAGGTCGAAGGCTACGCCATCCGCCCGACGGCCAACCGCGAGCCCGACGGCAGCCCGATGCGCGCAGTGGCTCACCCGCAGGCCGAGACGCTGGGCCAGCGCCCGGACCTCGGCTTCGGCGCCAACGACCGCATCGGCTGGCCAGGGGTGAACCAGATCGGCTGGATGCCGTCGCCCAACACCGTGCTGTGGACGACCGAGGACGACCAGCATCGGAGCTCCGCCGACCTCGCGGCCATGGTCGCGCTGACGCGGTGCCCTGCGCTGGAGTCCATCGTCGAGGACCAGATCGAGCTCGACGGCACGGACTACTACGTGAAGCGCCGGGTGACGCCCAGCGCCAGGGCCATCGGTCGACTGGCGCTCGCGCGCGCGCACTGGGTCTGGCTGGGCTACCGCTCGGCCGAGCTCGCGCTTCGAGACGCACTTGACGCAGCGCTGGCTGCACGCGCCTCGACGTGGCCGTCCGGCGCCGTGCGTCCTATCGGTCCGGTGGAACAAGCCAAGTATGGCTGGACGGCAAACGGTCAGCCGGTCATGGGCTGGCAGCCCTGGCAACAGGTGATCGCCGCCGGTGGGCTTCGAGCAGCGGGCTGCGTGCTGCAGGAGCCTCGCTACCTCGCGGCCGCCGTCGAGATCTCCGAGCTTTGCCTCGACAACGCCTACCTCTTCGAGCCCAACGCCGTCCGCCACGCCTACGCCATTGCCTACAACGGCGCGCAGCAATGGCCGCTGTCGGCGTGGCCGCAGCTCGGAGCCGCGCGCGAGGGCAGCACCGACGCCATCTACGTCGTGCCGGATTGCAGCACGTGGACGGTGGGCGCTGCTATGCTGGCGCCGCAGCATCCCAGCTCGGCCAAGGTGCTGGCTGCAACGCCCGTTCGCACGTTGATGGATGCGCGCTGGCGGGCGTTGCGCTAGTATGCTGGCCGACATGGTGATGACCCGTTAGGCTTGGTGATCCGGGGAGGCGTAGTCGCGCGCAAGCGCGGCTCATGCCAGTGAACCGGCGTCACTGGGCGTGACGGCGAACGAGAACCTGACTCGCTCCCGCAGCTTGTAGCTGCGGGGGCACTTACTCCTCGCCGTCCCTCACCATGCCAGCGCGCCGCATACCTTGCGGGCGTGCTCTTCGACCCGGACCAGCTAGCCCAGCAGCGACGCGACCGACGCGTTGCCGAACAGCGCGTTGCATTGCAGCGCGCGCAGGATGACGACGACCTCCGCGAGCTGCTCAGCAGCGTCGTGGGCCGACGCTTCATCTGGCGATTAGCTGAGCGCACGCGCGCGAACCCGGCGTTGATCGCGGACAGCTCGAACCCGCACGAGACCTATCTGCGTCTCGGCGCTGCGCAGGCAGCTTGGGTCGTGCTGCAGCGGGCGCTCACCCTGGCGCCCGAGCACTACATGATGGCCGCAGCAGAAGCCAAGGACCATGAGCAACTCCTCGAACAACGAGCAGGCACCGCAGCAGAACTCGCCGACGACGCCGACCGCTGAGGCTAAGCCCACGACGGGCCAACCCGCAGCACCGGCATCGACGGCGCCAACTGGGCAATCTCCGACGCAGCCTGCGTCGGGCCCAGGTCAACAGCCCCAACCTGTAGCGACTCCGGCGGTGGAGCCGGAACCGAAGCAGGCCAGCGACTACAGCTTGAAAGCCCCCGAGGGCACGCAACTCAGTGAGCAGTTGCTTCAAGCGTTTGCAGCGCAGGCCAAGGCTTCGGGCGTCGAGCAGGAGGCAGCGCAGAAGCTGCTTGCCGTGATGGCGTCGAGCCAGACCGGCCAGCAGCAGCACCAGAACATCGTCCAGCAGTGGCAGCAGCAGGCCGCAGCCGACCCTCGTGTGGGTGGCGCACAAGCCGAAGCAACCACCGCGCGTGTGGACGTTGCACTGGAGCGTGCCGGGACCCCGGCACTGCGTGAGCTGCTGAACGCAACCGGGCTGATTCATCAGCCCGATCTCCGGCACCTACTGGCCCAGGCTGGTGTGGCGCTGTCGCCGGATACGAGCCCCGTTCGTGGCGCCCCCGCGCGCCCGTCCGGTGATCGCTACCACGGCCTGCTCACTCACCAAGCTGGCGCCCAGCGGATGCCTTACCACTCGACCCGACAGAGGACTGACAAGTGACCGACTACACTCACTCTTGGCCGACGATGCTGGACGTCATCACGGCGTTTGGCAAGGACGGCGACCTCATCCCGACGGCTGAGGTGCTTACGAAGGAGAACCCGTGGCTCGACTACATGCCATGGGTCGAGGCCAGCGACTGGAACGTGCACGCCTACAACGTGCGCACGGGCCTGCCGACTGCCTACATCCGCAAGGTCAACCGCGGCATCGTCCCGTCGACCGGCACGCAGGCACGCATTCTGGACCCGCTCGCGGTGCTCCAGAGCTTGTCGCAGGTCGATGACGAGGCGCTCAAGAACGCACCGAACGCCGACATGGCGCGCTGGGCGTTCGACAAGGCGCACGCCATCAGCCTCGGCAACGATCATGGCCGCTACATGATCTACGGCGACCCTGGCAACGACTCGGGCGAAGTGCTCGGCCTGACCCAGCGCTACAACGATCCGGGCGCTGGCAACTCCGACAACCTGCTGACCCTCGGCGGCAGCGGTGCGGACCTCTTCTCGGTCTGGCTGCTCGCAGTCAGCCCCGAGACGATTGCCTGCCCGTATCCCAAGGGCAGCCGCGGCGGCCTCGAAGTCGAGGACCTCGGCAAGCAGCTCGTCGTCACGGAGCTCCCGAGTGGCACGGCGCCGCGCCAGCTCGTCGCGCACACGACGCAGTTCACGCTGCGCCACGGCCTCGCGGTCATGGACTGGCGCTACGCCGTCCGCGCCTGCAACGGCTCGCTGGCGGACCTCAAGACGCAGTCCGGTGGCCAAGCGCTCGATGCGCCGACGCACCTGTTCCGCGTGATGAGCCGCATGATCGACCGCATCCCTGCGGACGGCGCGGGCACCAAGCTCATGTTCCTGATGGGCCGCGGCGCCCTCAGCTACATGCGCGTGCACGCTATGGATCGCACCTCGCAGGTGCTGTCCATCGAGAGCGGCCTCAACCAGTTCGGAATGCCGCGGCAGACGCCGCACTTCATGGGCATCCCGATCTTCCGTTGCGACGCTCTCAACATCGGCGAGACGGCCGTTTCCGGGGTCACCCTGTGACCATGAGCCCCCGGCGCGAGCTGGGGGCATTCTCCAACTTCAACTCAAGAGGATATTCACATGGCACAAGATGCACTTCTCACTCTGGCTGACGACCAGTCGCTGGCGTCTGCTTGGAACGATGTCGGCTACATGATCAGCGAGCACAACGTCAACACCGGTGCGACGCAGGACGCCTTCAACGGCGTCCAGATGTTCGCCGTGCTGACGGTCAAGACCGCGTTCACGTCGGCGGCCGCGGACGACACCATCCAGGTTTTGATCAAGAACGGTGCCTCCGGCGCGTTCATCTCGGCGGCCGCGCAAGAGATCAACCCAGTGCTGGCCCAGTCGTCGCGCTTCTTGGCGACGGACTTGTATAAGGGCAGGCAAGTGGTCCTGGCGTTGTCACCTGTGACGGCAAGCTCGATTGCGGGCGCCTTCAACCCGCAGGGCAAGCCAGTGGTCTACGGGCTTCTCATTGGGCAAGACTCGGGTCAGGCTCCGGTCAGCTTCACGGGCGGCGTGTTCGACCTGGAGCTCCGCACGGAGAACGTGCGCGGCCAGAAGTACTACCCGCAGGCCACGTCGGTGGGCTGATGCAGATCACGCTCGCCAAGCTGTGGTTCGACGGGGACCGGCTGCGCCGTCCCGGCGAGGTCGTCGAGATCGAAGGCCCTGTGCCTGTCGACCTCGCGGTCCCCGGTTCGGTGCAGCAAGCCGAGCCAGAACTCAAGGCGCCTGCCGCTCGAACCCGGCAGCGCGCCACCAAGGCCAAGGCGAAAGCCGACAGCCTTGGACCTGATTAGCCGCTCAGCGAGGAGCAGCTTGTAGGGGTCGACCGGTCCGCGAAAGCGGGCCGGTCGTTTATCATCAGCACGATGGACGCCAGCAACCGCAACCTGGATCTCTACCTGCGGGCGCGCAACGCGACCGTCACCACGGAAACGCAGATCAAGCAGCCGTGGCCCTACACCGGCGGCTACTGGGACCCGGACGACGCCTACAACAACGACGGCAGCGAGAACGACGCGGCCAACTGCGACATCCTCACCAACATCAGCTACAGCACGCTGCAGGCGCGCCTCATCCCTGACGGCCCGCTGCTGTTCAAGACGCTGAGTTGGCCCACGCGCTTCGAGGCGATCCACATGAACCTCATCCCCGTCGGTCCCAACCGCGGGAAGGTGATGACGTGGAACGGCGACCTCGTCGTCGGCACGCTAGGCAGTGGCTTCTGGAAGGACGGCGAGGAGTGGGTCTTCCAGCCTTGGACCATCGTCAACCCGACGGCGGGCGCCACGCCGAGGCACCTCAACTTCCTGCTTCCGATGGCGCCACGCGAGCGCATCGGCCCGGCCAGCGCCACGTTCACCGGCGGCAGCGCGACGATCACCTTCGGCGCCGCGCACGGCTACGTCACCGGCGACACGGTCTGCGTGTCCAGCAGCGGCACGATGCCGACGCCGTTCACGATCAACACGAACTACACGGTCCTCTACGTCAGCGCGACAGAGATCCAGTTGACGCTGCTCGGCGCTGTCGTCACGTGCACGAACGCAGGCAGCGGCACGAGGCGCGTCACGAAGGACTACTACCACTCGCTGTTCTGCGCCGCGCAGGCGTGGAACCATCGCGGCCATCTGGTCGTGGGCGGTGGCTGCCGCTTCGAGATCTCGAAGGGCTGGACGCACAACGTCTACCCGCACACGTGGATCTTCGACCCGACGCAGCTCGCCGAATACCAATACAGCGCAGGCGGCCCCAACCCGTGGACCGGCAGCTACGCCAACCTCATCGCGTGGCCGATGACCAACAGCGGAACGCCCAACCACTACAGCTCGAACTACGGGCGCTGGATCCAAGGGCCTGACCTCGACGTCACGCGCTACTACCCCACGGTCGCACTTACGGCGCCGATGGGCGCTGGTCGCGCGACGCACGCGAACAAGACCTGCATGCTGGTCGTCGGCGGCGACGACAACCCGAGCACGACGGACGGCGTCACGACCATCCCCGGCACCTACGAGTCGCTCGTGCAGGATGCGGCTCCGACCTACGCGGCCTTCCCAGGTTTTGGCAGCAACAGCGGGATGGTCAAGGAGCAATACGCAGGCGTCTACTCGTGGGACGGCCCCAGCGACTGGGACCCGGTGACGAACCCGTTCCCCGACGGGCACCCGTTCCGCGACGGGCTCTACTTCTACCCGCACATGCACCTGCTCGCCGACGGGCGCATGTTCATGTCGGGCTTCGTGCCAGCGAGCAGCACGCTCGATCACGAGACGGCGCCGGGCACTTGGACCAAGACCGAAGGCCACGATGACCAGCCTGGGCTCATCAACGCCTTTCGCTACTACTCGACCAGCGTGCACTGGATCGACGCGTCGGGCGCCGACATCGTCTGGCGCATGGGCGGCGGACAGCTCCCCATCGTCGAGGTGCCGGACAAGCCAGTGCTCACCTTGGTCAGCGTGGCCAGCAGCACGATCACCGGCGTGTCCTCGGCCGTCGGCGGAGAGCACAACTTCCAGACCGGCGACGCCGTCAAGGTCAGCAACAGCGGAGGCTCGCTTCCTGGCGGGCTGACCTCGACGACGACCTACTACGCCATCCGCGTCGACGCTGCGTCGCTCAAGCTGGCGGCGAGCTATGCCGACGCGCTGGTGGGCACGTTCGTGGTGCTGGGCGGCACGGGCACGGGCACGACGCGCGTCTACGCCGACTTGCAGAGCGGCTTCTACGGCCCGCAGTTCCCCGGTTACCGGCCGACCGCCTTCCCCGAGCTGCCGCTTGATACGCGCAGCGTGGACGCGATCACGCCGTCGACCCCAGGGTCGCAGTGGACAGTCGGGCCAGCGATGCAGCGCGCGCGCAGCCTGATGAACGTCGTGTGGCTGGCGGACGGAGCAAGGCTGGCGGTTGGCGGGGTGGACGTCGACGAGTCCGCAGTGGCAGACTCGCCGCCAGCCATTCACCCTCTGCTCATGGACATGACCGTCCCCGGCGAGGAACACGACCACCCGGACACTGGCGTGTCCGCGAACGGCTTCGTCTACCAACTGGCGCCCGAGATCTTCCGCTGGGGTGGCAACCGCTGGGAGGCGCTCGACTGGGCGCCAGCGCAGAGCATCCGCGACTACCACTCGACGGCGGTCCTGCTGCCGGACGCGCGCGTGCTTTGCGGCGGCTCGACCAACCGCACGCTCGACTACGAGGTCTTCGAGCCGCCCTACCTTCGTCCGAGCTCGGACTACCCGGACATTGCCGTCACGCGGCCGACGTCGGTGGCGCTGGCTTCGCCGAGCCCAACCGGCGACGGCACCTACGAGCTCACCTACGGCACCAGCTACACGCTCAACTGCGCAGCCTTGCCGGAAGGCATCCGCCTCGAACGCGCGACCATCGTCTCGCCCGGCGCCGCTACGCACCACCAGGACTGGTCGCAGCAGTTCGCCGACCTCGCGGTCTCCGCGGGCTCGACGCCGAACTCGATCACCATCACCATGCCCGCGAACAACAAGCGCTTCCGTCCAGGCTACGCGATGCTGTTCGCCATCACGTCGCTGGGAGTCCCCAGCAACGCCATCTGGATCAAGCTGCCGCACCCATGACCAACGCCAACTTCTGCCCTTCGACGCACGATCTCTGGGTGCAACGCGGCGACTACCGGCCGTTCACGTTCACCCTTCGCAACGCCGACGGCACCCCGCTGGACATCACCGGCTGGGCGCTGCACATGCTCGTCGACGAAGAGGACAACCCGACGACGAGCCTCACGCAGATCGCGGAGCTCATCGGCGTCGTCGTCGAGGGCACGGCGGGCGTCGTCGAGTTCGCCTTCACGCCGCTGACCAGCGCAGCGCAGGCG